GCTTTATAATATAATATTATGAGCAATATTAAAGGTATACCTAAAAAAAAGGGAGGCAGACCGTCAAAATATGATCCAAAATACTGTGATCAAATGATTGATTATTTTGATAAGCCTGCGGTTGACGAAAAAGGTAAGGCGCGTGATCCTATCTACATTTCGGCGTTTGCAAGGGAAATTGGTGTGCACATTGATACGATGCTGGAATGGGCGAAAAAACACCCGGAATTTAAAAAAGCGTACAGAACTGCAAAACAACTGCAAATGGAAATGATAATAACAAACGCTTTGCAGAATCGGTATAATGCCAGTTTTGCATGGCGTGCCATGATGAATATGCATGGATGGCGTGACAGGTCGGACAATGAGCATACTGTGGCCATGCCCCCAAAACTTAAGGTAATCTTTGGGAAAAGCAAAAAAAGAAATCCTAATCGAACTTCCTGAAAAGTTTGATGGGTTATTTATGCCTGCCCGTTATAAGGTTTATTACGGAGGTCGAGGTGGCGCTAAAAGTAACTCTTTTGCAATGGCATTGATAGCAAAGGCATATTGCGAGGGTTTGCGTATCTTATGCACCAGAGAGTTTCAAAGTTCAATTGCCGATTCGGTGCATAGGTTATTGGTTGATAAAATCAATAGTATGGGATTGTCAGACTGGTTTAATGTTACACGCACGGAAATTACTTCGAAAGCAGGCGCACAGTTTATTTTTAAGGGGCTCCAGAGGTCAATACAGGAAATAAAATCGACCGAGGGTATAGACATCTGTTGGGTTGAGGAAGCTCAAACAATATCGGAAAATTCGTGGGAGATATTGATCCCTACAATCCGGAGCGAAAACTCTGAAATTTGGATTAGTTTTAACCCCCAGGAAGAAAATGACCCCACTTATCAAAGGTTTATTGTAAATACTCCTCCCAATTCAATTATAGAAAAAGTTGGATGGCAGGATAATCCATTTTTCCCTGATGTATTGGACAAAGAAAGACTGTATATGCTCAAAACAGACCCTGAAGCGTATCAGCATGTATGGGAAGGGTTTTGCAGGCAAATTAGCGATGCCGTTATTTTTAGAGGCAAATTCGAAATTAGCACGTTTGACGCCCCTATACCTGAGACAAGGTTTTATTATGGGTTAGATTTTGGTTTTTCTCAAGACCCTTTGGCGTTAATCAGGTGTTTTATTCAAAATAACATTCTGTATATAGACAATGAGGCATGGGGAATTGGCATCGAACTGGATGATATCGTTGATTATCTTACAAAACGAGTCCCTGGGGTAGATAAATGGCCTATTAAAGCAGATAATTCACGCCCCGAAACAATCAGTCATTTGCGCCGCAGAGGAATTAACTGCGAGGCAGCGCCTAAATGGCATGGCAGCATAGAGGACGGTATTGCTGTTATCAAAGGGTTCGACAGGATCGTAATCCACGAAAGGTGTAAACACACAGCGGAGGAGTTCAGACTTTATTCGTACAAGATTGATAAACAAACTAATGATATTTTGCCATTGATCGAAGATAAACATAATCACTGTATTGATGCGCTCAGATATGCACTGTCAGGGATTATAAAGCAATCCAATTTTTTTGATGACTGTATTTATGAGGATTTCCCGAATGCCTGAACCATGTGTAATTAAATTTATATCTCATCCTTATGCGCCGGAATTATGGCAGGCAAGGAAAGATCATGCTCATATAACTAAACAGCCATTAGTTGAAAGACCTTTTTGGTACGAGGATATAAGAGATGACGATTTTTATCGAGGTTATCTTTATCATGACCTTTATGCTTGTATTGGATGGCCGTCCGAAGTCAAAGAGAATGATATTGGTATGCCAGGATACGCCGCTATTGTTGGGGTAGTCAAGCCGAAGGAATTAGGCAAAGATGACCATTGTGATACACAAGACGCCAAGTTTCTGTTGTTAGATGAGGTGCAGAGTCCTCATGTACCATTATTGTTAGACGAATGCGTTAAAATGAGAGAGAGGTATGGTTTTGGGATACAGCCAAATCTTTTAACTGTATGGTTAGGGGATCCTGAACGATTTATGACAACACTTGCCCTTTACAATGAACGTTTAATCAGAGGTAAAGGTGATCATAATGCAATTTTAATCACTCCCCCTGATGATTTTTATTCTCCTTCAATTTTTGATAATTATGTTAGATCAATACGTACATGTTTGGTTCCAGGGAAAATCAGGTTTTATTTTGGCAAGTGTGATATACTGAAAGAAAGACTCAGGAATTTCCATCGTGATGACCCTGCTGTACTGGCTGCTGGTGGTCTTATCCATACGATGCTAAGCAGGTGTATGTGGATGGATAATGTAAAGAGCAATGTTTTTAAAGTCGAGGAAACTATATAATGGCATATGGATGGTTACAATGTTTGGTTTTAATTTCAGCAGGTTTTTTTTTGGGACTTATCTCCATGATTGTCGGTGCGTGGGTGATGTACCGAGGTAAAGCAACATCAGAGATGGGACAAGGCTTCATAAAAAACCCAAAAGGCGAAGTATTTACAGTAACTGATGGCCTTGACGAAGCTGGTGGATTTCCTGGGAACGAAGAACCAAGTGAGGAAGAAAAAAACATATTGAAAAGAACAGAACAGTTTTTGAAGAAGTTGGGGGGGGAGAATGCCTGAAGTCCAATGCCCAAACTGTAAAAAGATTTGCCATAAAACTACAGATGCTTATGATCCTGATATCCGGGCAAATGGCGCTATGGTTGAACTTTTAGAACCATGGAAATCATGGGGATGGGGGAAGTTTGGAGATTACAGAAATGGCGGGAGCGAAATTATGGCAAGCGATATGCAATGCCCATGTTGTGAGGCCCCTTTAGCCCCTGCTGGTCGGTTGCAAGTGGTACGGGGCATAAAACAAGAGATTAAAAAAGAAGACTCTCCTGTAGAAAAAGAGACAGATAGTGAAATGCCTGAGAAACTGTTGTTTCGTTGTCCAAAATGCGGGAAAGAATATAATCACCAATCATCTCTTTCCCGGCATATGAAAACTCATGTTCGAAAGGGGAAGAATGCCTAAATTTAATGACAAATGGAATTTAACAAATATTCCTCCAAAAGGGGATAAAGATGTAGCGGAGTTCGCTTTTAGTCTTTTCGAGATTGCACGAATCGAAAAAGAGAGGTTGAATAAGCCTGCGGATTTTCTGACAAATTATGCCCTTTACCGTGGCAGGCAAATGGCTGGGACGCCAGTTATAAATAAAGCACAGACCCCTGTTAATCTTTATTTTGCCAACATTGAAAGGACTGTATCTAATATCACAGCTCGAAATCCTACCGGCGAGGTTGTGGACCTGGACGGTATTGAGGATGGGGCAGAAGAAATCTTTACCACAAAACTTAAAAAGTGGTGGAAAGATACCAATCAACAAGGCAAAACCCGTTTGTCAGCCAGAACAATGGAAATTTATGGCATTACAACAGAGAAACCGTATTGGGATAAAGAACAAAAACAACCGAATATTATGCTTACAGACCCTTTTGCTTTCTTCCCTGCGCCAGGGTATTATGATGATCTTGGAACTGAGCCCCCTTATGTTTGTTTTGCTTATCTTGATTTTGTAGATAAGATTGAAAAAGAGTTTGGCGTTACCGGTGTTGCTCCCGATGAGGCATATGAACTTTTAGGGACAGAAAGAGAAAAATACAAAGCCGATAATTACGAAGCGACAAAAAATAGGATTGGTAATTATAAAGACTCTATGGCCAGGGTAAAGGATTCAGGCATGGTATCATCTGATAAAAAAGTTGAGAGATGCTTGATAATAGAAGTTTGGGTTAGAGATAATCGAACAAAGATAATAAAGGAAAGTGCCCCTATATTTGATGATAATGGCTTCCCTTTGGCAGATGAGGGGGGAAATCCTATAATCGAACAAAGTACCCGGGAAGAATCAGTTTATCCTGATGGGGTAAGAAAAATAACGATTACAGCAAGAAAACCAGGGCAGAAATCAAAAGATAGAAGCGGGTATATGGTTCTTGATGATTCCCCGAACCCGAATATTAATCCTGCCTTAGAAATATCCCTGGCGTCACAAACTCATCCATGGGGTCGTTTCCCTGTTTACGCGGCTAATAGTTATCGTGATCTTGTTACAATATGGGGTTTTGCGGCTGCTGAGCAGGTAGGTGATCTGGTCGTAAAGATCAATCGTATTGTATCCAAGCTGGTTGCTTATGTGATTAATGTTATGTCTCCTCCGCTGATTGTCCAGAAACATTGCGGAATTTCAAGAGAGATGATAGAGAGTACAATATCAAAAGCTGGGCGTCTTATCCTGATGCCTACAACACCTAATGCTCGGATTGAATTTATGCAAATCCCCAATCTGCCTGCAACGTTTTTTAATGTATTGGATCTTATTATCAAGCTTTATGACAGGGTGTATCAAATTGAAGATGCTGACAGGGGGCAAGCCCCTAAAGGAGTTATTGCGGCATCTGCGATTGTTGCATTACAAGAGCGTAATCAGATGTTAATGCAGGCCAAGACTTCAGCGATTGATTCTTTAGTCGAACAAAGGAGCCGATGGGCGATTGGGTTATGGCAAAATTTTGGGATTAAACCGGAATTAGTCGAAGTATCCGGCGATCCTGTTGAGTTTATTGGAGCTCGTTATGCCGGCAGAAAATTTTCTTACGTTGTGGAAGCAGGATCAACAACCCCGAGGACAAGCCTACAAAATCAGGAAATGGCGCAAGCCCTGTACAAAGAACGTGCTATAGACAGAAGAGCATTGTTAGAAACAATCAATTTCCCCGATTGGAAAAAAATTATGGAACGGATGGGGGAAAATGAGATTGACCAGGCGTTACAGATTTTAATTGAGGCGGGATTGCCTGAAGAAGAGGCGATGACACTTAAGCAATTTCTTATGCAACCACAAGGTGGGCCAGGGGATACTAACCAAGGAAACCAACAAATACGGCCTGTTAAACCTGCTGGAGCGAAGTCAGGGCAAGGACAAATGCCACCGGCGGAAGTACAAGGTGAGTTTTAAAAGGGGATAGAATATATATAATGGCTCCGTTATATGATTTTGAATGTCCAGTTTGTGGTAATATTCAGGAACAGTTTTATAATATTAACGACTGCCCCGGGACTGTCAAATGTCCCGAATGCGGCAATGATGCTCATAAGATTATTGTACACGGACACGGAACAATACAGTGTGACAGTATTGTTGATGTGCCATGGCTTCCATCTGCGTTAGAAGTCCTTCAGCCGGATGGAGAAAAGCCTTTACAGACTCGTGGGGAGTATAAAAAATATCTTAAAGAGAAAAACATCATTGCGGCGGGTTGAAGTAATCCCGGTAGTTCTATAGCCAGGATTTTTTATTAATTTTTTAAACCCTTGGGATAACCGTATTGTGGGGCCTGACAACAGGACAACCCCTGTAAGACAAGCGGCCCGGGAAGGAGAAGTAAGATGGGTACTCAGAATTTGCAGAATGTTAATGAGCCGGTTAAAACAGATGATAGCGCCAAGCTTGATCAGCAGGATAACGCCAATGCAAATGCAAGCGGGCAAGCCTCCGAAGACCCCTATTTAGGGACATGGAAGACCAGGGAGGCTGCGGAAGAGGGATTGGCAAACCTCCAAAAGCTCCTGGATAGCCAAGGGAACGAATTAGGATTGCTGAGAAAGCAAACTGAATTCTTCCAGAAGCAGATCGAAGGGATGGGTAATCAGCCTAAACCAGAAAACAAGGAAAACCCAAAAGGGCCAGATTACGCTCAGGAAATGCAGGCCATCCAAAAACAGATGGACGAACTGGATCCTGACGAACCTGATTATCAACAGGAATTGGGGAAACTTATTGTCAAGTCGAACAGGCTTGCGGCAGAAAAGGCCAAACAGGATGCGCTTAATGCGGCTCAATCTGAATTTAAAAAAATATTGGATGAGCGGGACATTCAAGCAACACAGAAGGAGTTTTATCGTGAGCATCCTGATTTTAACGAGCCTGAAATGCAAATGAGAATACAGGAACGTATCGCCACAGACCCCACAGGGATGGCTGATCCTTTAAGTGCTTATTGGGAAATCAAAGCTCAAGATGCTGCAAATGAAAAAGCAACACTTGAAGAGCAGGCAGCGGAGATGCAACGTCTGTTAAACTTAAAACAAGGTGAAGAAAATACAGGCAAGGTCGTTACAAAAGGCCAAGGCCCAGGGCAACAAAAAACAAAACAACCAAAAGCGACAGGCGCAGACTTGGATAGAGGTATGATGGAGGCTCTTCAAAAGGCCAAGAATGCTTCTTAATATTAAGTTCCTGTGCCGGGTCGGACAGGAGAATATAAAAAATGGGATTAATCAATCAATTAAATGCGACAACTGAATACTACTGGCTCCAGACTGAGCCGGAAGATATTCTTAATAAAGCTTCTGCCTTGCTCTGGAAGTTGATGGGTAAGGCTATACGTTTAGGTAATTGGGAAATACAACCAGACGAGATTGTTGACGGTGGATTGATGGTGAAAGTACCACTGGAATACGACATCTCAAATCATGGCAGCTATGGTAAGGATACAGTAATAAACCAATCGAAGAAAAGTATTGTCGATGCTGCAAGGTTTAGATGGGCTGGAGCATACGGAAGCAACACCCTTAACCTGGATGATCTTACCCAGAATACCGGGGATGAGGCTATCATCCGACTGACAAAACTGTACATGAGCAATATTAAAAAGGCTCTTCGGGTTGATCTTGCTTCCCAGGTGATTGCTGCCGCCGGAGATAGCGATAGTATTAACGGGTTGGGAGATTTGTTTAATACAAGTACGTCAGTGGAATATGGTTCTATCGCCGAGGATGACATGGCGCAGTGGAAAGCCAATGTTATTACAGACAGTGAAGCCATATCTTTTGAGGTTATGCAGAAGATTTTCAGAAAGCCTGGCTTTGGTGGATATGTTGGGACAAGACCGAATTTTTGTTGTACCACGGAGGTTCTTGCTGATGGGTATGAGAGGTCACTTCATCCTCAACAGAGATACAAAGAAGGGAACATGGTTGAAGCCGGTTGGGATAATATTATGCACAAAGGCGCTCCCATCGTAGCTGATCCGTATTATTCTTCTGGTGTATTGGATGCCCTTAACCTTAACTTCCTGAGTTTAAGGTCCCATAAGGATTATAACTTTACCACCCCGGAATGGGTAGCGAAGAGGGAAGGCGGGCAACCTGATACCATTACAGCCAATAGCAGATGGCGTGGGAACTTGTATTGCAGCAATAGGCAAATGCACGTGAGGCATGAGAACCTAACAGAGCCGACTTAATCAATGAAATGGGGGGATAGAGGCGTCCCGACCTGCCCCCCATTAAACAATATTACAGGAGAATAGTCACATGGGGAAAATAATCGGGTATAATGATACTGTAAATGTCAACAATGCCCATACTTACCGGGAATGCAGGAACGTATTCTTAAACAAATTGGAAAGTCAAATACTTGCAATCGCTGATTTTACCGATAATGGTGATGCAACCGGTTATATAGACATTGATACGGATCTACCAGCCAATGCTATTGTTATTGGTTGGAAAGCGGTTATCTTAACTGGGTTTACAGGCGATACTACTGCCATTATGCAGGTAGGGATTACAGGAGACTTAAATAAATATTCAGGGATTACATCGGTTTCTTGCCTTACAGCTACTACGGTAGGGGCATTAGGAAACACGGATAATGCCCTTGCAATTACATCTCAAACTCCAAGAGTTACCGTTACAGGCGGTTCCGACTTTGGGTTAATTACTGCTGGGTCTATGATTGTTTCACTTTATTACTTTTTGGCTTGGTAAATCACAATAAGGAGCGTTTTATTATGAAAGATATACAAGTAAGCATAAACGGAGGGACGGGTTCAGTAACTCATTATGTACCAGCCCCATGCCGTGGGATAGTAAAATCGGTTAAAGCTGTATTTAATAAAGCTGTGGCCAATGATGATACTGTTGATATTCAAAGAGGCAGCACGTCAGTCAACTTAATTACTACCGGTGATACAAGTGCCGGGAAGCTTTATGTCGGTACGCCGGATGCCACAAATAAAGATTTGGTGTTTGACCCGGATAGCATCGTTGAAAATAACAAAGCGATAAAAATTGTTGTTTCCGCACTTGCATCTGCGAACACTATGGTCGGAATTCATATACAGTATGATGAATCTGCCGCCGTTACGCAGCCATCTGTATAAAATCGGTAGCATAAATAAACCTCTTTTAATTTAACCGTGCGCCTTAACGGGCGCACAAATATATAGAGGTGCATACCTAATGCCAACATTCTTGGAATTACGAACAGCAATCCTTGATATTTCAAAGAACCATTATATCCAAAATGATTCTGATATACAGCTTGCGTTCCGAATAAACAATGCGATAACAGAGATTACAGGGGGATTGCGTTTGCCTAACGGTCAAATATCGTCTCCCTTACCTGATTTATTTTCATTCCAAATAATTGAAACTAATATATCTTCTGCATATATACCTCTTCCTGATACGTATCAAAGAAATGTTTTTCTTGTAATTGATGAGAATAAGGATAAAATTCCGCCACCAAAAGGTGGAGGGTATTATTCCTTTGGACTGTTTCTAAATAGAATTAATAATCAGGATCTCTCTGAAACTGGGGATATTTATATTGCATGTGTTAAAGGCACAAATCTGTATTACCAGGGCATCCCACAGAGTGAAAAGAATATAACAGTCTTTTTTTACCGCAAACCAATACCGATGATTTCTGATGATGATACCCCTGATGGTATCCCTTCTCATCTCCAGATAAGATTGATCAAGCATTATATAGGCAGGCAATTAAGTTTTGAAATGGTAGATGGCACGGAAAGAATGGCCAATTATCATAACGTGGAATTCTGGAATGCCATGCGAGACCTTCAGGATTTTATAGGTGAGACAGATGCAACACCAGTATATTATCAAAGTAATGGGTTGGATTATACTGATGGAGGTATCTGCGATTAAGGAGATAAAGTGATAAAAATAGTCCAATTTTTAAAGAAAAAATTCCCTGATATTTTCAGCGAACTTGAATTTGAAACACTTCTAAAGGAAGTTGAAAAAGAAAAGCAGGAACTTTCAGCTTTAACGACAGAAAGAGACCTGTTGATGCTTCCCGAAACAGTGGGTAATTTAATCCAGAATCATATAGCGGCAACCAAGATAAACTCTGAGTTTTATAAAAATCACCCTGAGTTTAAAGGCAAGGAAGATGTTGTGGCCTCTGTTATCGAGATGGTTGAAGGTGAAAATCCTTTAATGGAGTATAAAGATTTGATTCAAATAGCCATCCCGAAAATTAAAGAAAGAATAAAAAATATGGAGGGGATAGATATGACTGCCCCTGCAACCGTTGACAGGAATTTTTCCAATGGAGAAATATGATGTCAAAGAGATTTGAGATTGCTATAGGGGCGAAAAACCTCGCAAGAGGGTTGCGGCCATCTAAAAGAATCCCTCGTAATTCTCAATCTCTTATTACCTGTAATGGCGCTATAGGTAAAGACGGCACTCTCAGCGCTCTTGATGAGCTTACAAGCATAGATACATCGGCCATAACAGATGGCTTTCCGTATCCACAGCTTTTTGTTTTAACCAATCTGGTGATTGTTTGCTCTCAAACAAAAATCTATGAATGGACAGGTTCTCTTGTTGAAAAATTGACAGTAACAGGGGGAACCCCTTGGTCAGTTGTAGCCTTTAATGATTATGTTTATATGAGTAACGGCGCAGTGGCTGTAATAAGGGATCCGGATACAAAAAAATATAGTGTAACAAATGATTTACCTATCGCGGGGAGTATGGTTAATAACAACGGGCAAGTTGTTGTTGGTTCACCGGTGGAAATAATTGGAGTCCCTGAATAATGACCAGTTGGAAAGTACATAAAACAAAATATAACGAGGGCAGTAAAATCACCACGAGTGATAATCCTGTATGGGATTGTCCAACTCAGGGGGCGAAGCCTGTAACACCAACTCATACGCCTTGTGGGTATTGGTTTAATAAGTCTATTCGCCGTGCTTATCCAAAAAAAGTAATATTTGGATCACTTTGGGGAGCTGGAAGTAATGGTAGTTATCAACTTGGACTTGGACATAATACAAGTCCTGTATCAACTTTTACTCAAACTGGCGAGAGTGAGTTTTTTACTAAAGCTCAAAGTGGTAATACAGGAAGCTATTCATTTGCATTAAGAAGTGATGGTACTCTTTGGGTAGTTGGAAGTAACCAAAATGGTTGTCTTGGTTTGGGTGATACTGATGCAAGGGAAGTTTGGACACAAGTCCCGGGTTTATGGAAAGATTTTGCTTGTTCTCCTTATTATACACATACAATGGCTGTGAAAAAAGATGGAACGCTTTGGGCTACAGGATCAAATAACTATGGCCAACTTGGACTTGGAAATCATGATGATGTTCATATTTTTACACAGGTTGGAGATTCTGTAAATTGGATAAGTGTTGAATGTGGAAGTTTTTACTCCATTGCTATGGATAGTGATAGAAATATCTTTGGTTCAGGGGATTCATATGAAGGTTCAATGGGTTCTATTGGAAGCCCAGATGAATTTACTTATATCCCTGATGTAAGTGATATTGATAAAGTTAGTTGTGGATATTATTCTACTGCTGCATTAAAAATGGATGGAACGCTTTGGGTTACAGGGAGTAATGCTGATGGCCAGTTAGGTTTAGGAGATACGACAGCCAAGAATGAGTTTACCCAAGTTGAAGACATTGGGGCTGAAGTAACGGAAATCTGTATGGGGTATAATGGCTTATATGCGTATTCTGGAGTTCTCTTTGTTATAAAAAGAGATGGAACTCTTTGGGCCGCTGGAAGCAATCTTAACAATATCATGGGACTTCCTGATACATCTGATAAGCTTAATTTTGTTCAACTGGCAGGTTCAAGATGGGATAAGATTAGTTCTAAAGATACTTCTGTTATGGGGATAAAAGAAGATGGAACTCTGTGGGGGTGTGGTTTAAATTCTCATGGTGAGTTTGGGACTGGAGACACGGACGCAAGAACAGAATTTGAACAACTTGGGGATGACTTTTGGCTGGATATATGGGCTCATCGGTCTACTTTTGGAGTTAAGCGGGAGGACGAATATTACTGGGTAATAGATGAAGACCCTCCGAGCGGTGGTAGCTGGGGGCATTTTTAATGGTTTAATTTAACTTTAACGGAGAAATAAAATGTCGACTACTTTGGCAAATAAAATAATGTTTTTGTTAGTAACAAAGAAAATAGACTTTTCTACAGATGAATTTCGTATTATTTTAATGGCAGAAGGGTTCGTTTTTAATAGAGTCAGTCATCAAGGATATGCTGATGTATCCGAGTATGAGCTTCCAACAGGTAATGGATATATCCAAAATACAAAAGTCCTTACTGGAGTAGTTGTTACTGAAAATGATACAGACAATCGGACTGAAATTTCGTGGAATAATGCTTCGTGGGCGGCCAGTGGCGGGAGTATTGGCCCTGTTGTTGGGGCAATAATTCTTGATTCTACTATTACAACACCTGTGGCTAATGCTATTGTAGGCTATGTTGATTTTGGTGAAGCGCAAACTCAAGCTGATGGTGGGATAGCAACAATAGCTAATATTGAGTTCTGGCTTTCTTAAATTAATTTATAAAAGTCAAATTCAATAATTGAGCGGAGCTAATAAGTTATGGCAAATGAAGTAGCAATTTATGCTAAAGGAATGTTATTAGACGGACAAATCAAAACATCTCATACATATTATATAATTTTGATGAATGCTGGTTTTGATTTTGATGGAACTATCCATAAAAGCTATGCAGATGTTTCAGCGGATGAATTAATAAGTGGATATGGCTATATTACGGGGGGGATACAGCTTAAAGGTATAAATAGAAGTGTTAATGTCTCTTCAGGAAAGGCTTCCCTTTCTTGGAATAATGTTCAATGGTTAGCAAGTGGAGGGAGTCTCGTTGCATCTGGGGCTATCATTTATAATGATAGTACGGACATAGTTAATGGTGACGATTATACTGATGCTATAATAAGTTATATAGATTTTATGGAGGATGTAACCGTATCAAAAGGCCAAATGTTAAGAATTACTAATATAAATATTTTAATAGCATAAGGAGTAGAGAATATGAGGTTATCGTTTGCAGCGAGGACATCACACGTATCTATAGATGAACCTTCTTGGATAATTAGCACTGGTACAACACCAGGCAGGGTAAAAGTGCTTGAGATTGGCATTACTTTAGTGACAGCCACTGCTTCAAGTTTTGGGATTGGTAGAATGTCTGGGCCCATGGTAAACCCAGTTTCAGAAGATTTTTTATTAGAAGACCCAGATGATGTGTTAGCTTCCGGAGTAATTGAGTCAATCACTGATTGGGATTCTGCCTCTTCTGGGCCTTCTAACTATTTTAGAAGAGTATCTCTTCCCGCAACAATAGGGGCTGGAATAATATGGAGTTTCCCCCATGGAATTGTGATCCCAACAGCATCCTTTCTTGGAATATGGAATATATCCAGCGTCAGTATCGCTGATATGTATGCTGTTGTTGAAATATAATAAACAATAATAAGATTATGCCTACACTCCTTTATCCCAACAAAGTTATACAAAAAGAACCCTTCCCTCCGGTGTTAGAGCTGGATAATGTTTCTCGTCTTATTACAAGTGAAAAAAGTGAAGATGTTTTTATTATAGATGGTAGTTGTAGCATAACTGCTTCGACTATGGGTCTCTCCGCCGTTATTACAGCACACCATCGAGACCCTGTGCTTGATATAACGTTTGATTGCCTTAGTAATGATGAACAAGGCATATTAATTTCGATGGGGGAGATTTTCGGAGAATGGTTAAATACGTTTATAGCTGCAGACCCCTTAAAGGTAAATTTAACAATATCCGGGGATTATGATAAAAGCATAAGCTTTTCTTGTATATTTAATACATCTCTTACCCTCAAACCCAATGATGATTATATCCATTTTGCTACTTCATTAAAATTAAATTGGGTTAAATGGTCGAATATAGGCCATTTAAACTTCACCGTATGGAAAGACAATATTGCAGGGGAAAGACCTCTTGACTGGAAGGGGGCAGTATATTCACTCAAAAAATTAGGAAACAAAGTAGTTGCATATGGTGAAAATGGGGTGTCGTTTCTTGTCCCAGTTGGTAATACGTATGGATTAAATACTATCCATAGAGTAGGATTAAAAGGCAGGCAGGCTGTTTCCGGGAATAATTCAATCCAGTTTTTTGTAGATACAAAAGGACGTTTGTTTTCACTCGGCGAAATACCAATGAAATCAAATGTTTTTGAAGCTTCATCGTATCCACAAAAATTAGATTATTCTGAATATCTTTCAGATATGTCTGATTTAGTTTTATCATGGGACGAAGAGAACAGGCTTTTATATATTTGCGATGGTGAAAAAGGATATGTATATAATCCAGAAAATTATAGTCTTGGGGCAGGGCCGGCTACTATCACAGGCGTAGGTTCTCAAGGGGGGATATTATACATAGCTTCCCCAACATTAATATCAACACCGGCTTTTGAAATCGGGACTGACATTTATGATTTTGGTACAACGAAATATAAAACAATACATGAGATTGAGTTTGGCACAAATGTTTCAGGAGTGTTGCAGGCTGCTATAGAATATAGAAGTGATTTTACAGGAGATTTTAAACAAACAGAATGGAAAGATGTTATGAAAAAAGGCAACGTATTTTTAACGGCATTAGGCAGAGAATTCAGGTTCAAAGCGAAAATGACAGCCTATGAATACATAGAATTGGATTATATCAATATAAAAGGGATTATCCATGATCATTAAGGAGAGTTGAATATGATTGTTAAATTACTGCCTATACAAATTAAGAGCTTTTGGCAAACGATTAAATATGCTATGGCACGGGTAGATGGTGTAGCGGAAAGAGACCAGCAGGTTTATTTCAATGCGCTATTGCATTCTCTTTTAAATGATAAAAGCCAATGTTTTGTAAGATTGAATAAAAAAAGAGAACTTCTCTCAATAGTGATAACAGAAATCGAGATAAACAAAATTACCGGGATTAAAAAACTCAATATTAAAGGCTTATATTCATGGGGGAATATAAGCAATGAAAGTTTAGGCGGATTTTCATCTCTCATCCGGGAATTTGCAAAAAGCCAGGATTGTACATTCATATCTTTTGAATCAAAGAACCCAAGGGTTTGGGAACTTGGTGAAAAAGCAGGTTTTAAAGAAGACTCAAGAAAGTTTATGCTGAGGATTTAACAGTGAAAATATATACTTATACCGAGAGTGAATGGAACGAAGAAAATCAGAGGTATGAGATAACATATTCAGAATCATATGAATATGAAGGGGAAATAAGCCAATGTGGTGGTGGTGGAGGAGGAGGGACCCAAAAAACTTATATAAGGTATGCGCCCTATGTAGAAACACATCACGCCGATTTTCTAAATTGGATACTGGTTAAGAGGAATGAAGCTTTAAATAGAGAAAATCCATTTAAAGATTATTCTTTTATAGAAGTTGATGCTGCTTTCTTTGGTACAGGTTATGTATTGAGTAGCTTCCCATCTCTTTATGATATGTTCGGGAAATTTATGGCCGGACTTGATATTGAAGCATTATGGGATCAAATGATTGAAAGTACAGTAAATTCTCCTATAGTGAATGATCTTATTTCTGCTGAGTCTGCTTTAATGGATGACGACATAAACGCAAATGCAATACCAAGGCTCCAAACAGGCATGAGAGATATGAATGCTGTAATGAGTAGTTCATTTGTTATAGGCAAGGCAATAATTGAAGATGCAAGAGTCAAATCGTTAACCAGGATGAGGGCAAAGTTAAAGTATGACTTAATACCTATTGCCTCATCGAGATGGGTAACACACCTTGAATGGAACAAAGGTGTTATTGGTATATATTCTGAAATAATGAAGTTTTATTTCTCTGCCAAGACTGATATAGATGAAATTAACTATACAATGAGAGTAAAAGAACGTTTATGGCCGTTTACAATCCTTGATTTTGAAAGAGCAGCATTAGGGGCACTTCAGGGAGCAGTAAACTCAAAGACAGATGTCGCCGGTGCTTCAACCGTGTCTAAGGTAATAAGTGGAGCATTGAGCGGAGCTGCAATGGGCTCAATGGTTGGGAGCGCTTTTCAGAATACAACTCCTGTTTTAGCTGATCAGGCTAAGAGGGGGGTAGAGAATATAGGAGTGAAAACAGTAAGCTCAGCAGGCAGCTATTGGGGCGCTGGGATAGGTGCAGTACTTGGGGTAGGGGCAGCTTTAACATATTAAGGAGAGGGTTGTTATGAGTAGTAGCAAAGCAATAACAAGGTATGCCCCGTATGTTGAAGCCCACCATGGGGATTTTCTTAATACTACAGTGGCGAACCGGGTTATTGATGATGCTCCTGATTATGAAACAATAGAAGTTGATGCTGCTTTCTTTGGTACAGGTTATGTATTGAGTAGCTTCCCATCTCTTTATGATATGTTCGGGAAATTTATGGCCGGACTTGATATTGGGATTGTGTGGAAATCAGTTTTTGAGAACAAGCTAAAAAGTTCAGAGATAAATGCGGATGTTGAAGCTGAAATAAAACTTGCAGATGAAAAGATGGTTAAAGGTGCAATCGCTGATTTCAAAGTTAGTATGAGAAATATAAATGCTGTTATAACTTCTTCATTTATTATAGGAAAAGCTAAGTTAGAAGATAAAAGGATAAAAACAATTAGCGAGATAAGGCTTAATGCTAAGGTTAAGTTCCTCCCAGAAATAGGGCAAGAATACTCAGCCAGATTAAATTGGCAAAGGGGAACAGTAATTAAATACGCAATAATTCTGAAAAAATATTTTATTTGGAAGACAGTTACAGATGAAAGGAACTACAGGTTTAAAAGCAAAACTGCATTATGGCCGTTTACTTCATTAAAATTTGAGCAAGCAGCTTTAGGCACATTACGAGGAAGTGTATCTTTTCGGAAAACTCAGGAGAAAAAGAGACGATCCGCAGTATCAGCAGTGTTATTCGTAGCTTCTTATACTGTTCAAGGGGCATGCATAGGCGGTTGGATAGGCGCAGTGGTAGGGTTTGTGATAGGGGTAGCAATGCTATTTTTGGAATAAGGAGAAAAGGTTATGCCAGTCAGCAATCAAACAATATACTCCGGGGCAGGAGTTCAGGGTTTTCCCGAAACATGGCAGCAAAGAATTTATAAAGATGAGCCATTGTCAGTCGAAGGGGTATTAGGGCCAAGGGTTAGCAAACCATCACCAATAATAAACAATAAGAACGCAAGAACTAACCTACCCCCTATAGGTTCACAACAGCAAACCAGCCCGTTTGGGATGTGGGGTCGGAAACTTGGTGGCAAAAATGGGATACCTTTGGATTTGGGGGTAACTCTTGCAGGTATGTTAGCTGAATCTATTGCCCCAAATGAATGGGGGGGAAGAATGGGAGGGAAGTTAGCCTCTCTTGGTGGTTCAATCTATGGTCAAAGGATGGCTTATGAACGGGGGGCGCCTGAACGGAATTTAAGAGACAGGCTTTTGAAAGCCCAGATAAAGAATGTTGAGAGAGACCCATTGTATCGTTTTAAAGAGGAACGTAAGATTACTGAGCCTGAACGGAATTTAAGAGACAGGCTTTTAAAAGCCCAAATAAAGAATGCTGAGCGAAAGCCATTACAAAAAGGAGATCTTACCACAAATCAACAGATACAGCTCAGAAAAGGGGAACTCAAATATGTTACTGAAGGTATAGGAAAATTTAAAGAAAATCACTTTGGTGAAAATTTATCAGACCAGGATATTGCACTCGAAAAGAACAGGTTGGGAGAAGAATACAGGAAAGCTGTATATCCAAATTATGTACCTGACCCAAAAAGCAAAAAAATAATTGGGCATACTGTTATTACTAATGGATACCATGAAGGTACGCCAGTATATTATAATGCGGCAGGCCAATTATTTTTAGACCCTTATGGGGAGAAACCTTTTTATGAAAATAGCCCCAAATATGAAAGAACAGCAAAAGGTGGGGTAAGGCTTAGATATCAAATAAAAAAATAAAAGATGTTCAAGAGCCATAAACAAAGGAAAATAAGGGAAAATGCCAAGACAATATAACCTTAATGACTTCAATCTTGGGAAGAGTGAGAGACAGGAATCTCCTTTAACCACCCCCGAGAAAAAGAGTAGAAGACAATATAACCTTAATGATTTCAATTTTGAGACAGATCAAGGGAGTATTGGCAAAAGGGATAAAAGTGGATACACATCAACTATCCCTGCATTAATCAGATCGGGGCTTTCAGCAGTAGCAGGTCTTAACGAGAATGTTGGTGGTGGGATAGAATATCTTGGTGAAACTCCCGAAAGAAGGCGGCAAGTAGTAAAAGATGCCCTTTTAACATTACTGAGGAAAGGTGCCCCTAAGCCTGGAACTGAGCGTGAGCCGTATCCGACGCCAAAACATTGGACTTGGGGAAAGCTTGCAGAAGCAGCGGCAAGTGATATAGCTGGGGGCGTAAGCGATGTAACAAAATGGGTAAAGAACACTGACCCAGTTAAAGAACTGGCAGTATGGAAAGCGGAAAATGTGCTTAAAAGAGCGACAGGTAAAATCCCAACCGCTGATATTATCGAAAAAGTTTTTTCTACAATATACCCTTATCCACTTAAAGCAGGTCTTTTGCCATCCAAGGTAGAGTCCGAAGCTAAAAACCAGATTAACAATTATTTGAAGACAGGGGATAGAGAATCATTAAAAAAGGCGCAGGAATTATTAGAACAAGGGAAAGGTTTTGGTGATAAATCGTGGGTTGAAAAAAGTATTGCAGAACCAATAGCATCGGCTGGGAGAACTTATGCAAAAGAATTCAAAAAAGCAGCAGAATGGATACGTCCTAATGTAAAGCCAGGGTCATTATTATATTATTCTACGGGTGCAATAGAAGGCGTTTTGCCAAGCCTCGGGACAGGGATTTTAACGACTCTAATAACTAAAAACCCAGAGTTAGGCCTTGCAGCAATGTATCCTTCTGTTTTTGGACAGGTATATCATGAACAAAGAGCAAAAGGGAAAAGCACAACAGAGTCAGCGCAAACAGCGGGATTTTATGCAGCCACAGAAGTTTTAAGTGAAATGATCCCGTTAGGGATTCTCACTAAAGAAGGTGGGAAACTTGTAACAAGAGTTTTCAAAAGTGCAACAGCAGAAGGATTACAGGAAGCTATAAACGAAGCAATGCAAATCGCCTATGACGAAGGGATTATAAATGAGCATACACCGCCTGAACAAATAGGCAGGAGATTGATAGATGCCGGAATCATGGGTGCTGTTGGAGGAGGTGGAGCTGCAACATTCCTTCACCCTTTCATTAAAAAAAGAGATGATAAATCTGCTGCCAAACTAAAAAAAGAATTTATAGACAGCATTATTATAAATGGGGCAGGGGAAACAAAACAGGAATCGGTTGATGCTTTCCAAAAAGGTTTTGTTCAAAATTTATTTAATGAAACAGATATTGAGCGGATAAAAAAAGGTGTTCCTGAAATCGCAGACGAAATATCAAGAATTGTTGAGGCAGGTGGTTCAGAGAGTGAGAAGTTAGAGAATAAGCGTGAAGGAGTTTTAAAAGCTATCCGGAAAGACCTTTTGTCCGGGGCCATAACAACCGCACACATTGATATACTTAAAGATCAATATCCCACGTTAAAATCCGAGCTTAATGATATTCTGAGTGAACACACCCGGATTCAAGCAGAAAGGAGAATACAAGATGCCAAAGAGACTGGAAGAAAGATTGAAACGCCAAGCGGCCAGGAAGGGACTTCTTGGGAAAAGGAAGAAGGCGTACATTTACGGGACGTTGAGAAAGACCGGATGGAAACCCCGGAGGGAGAAACCCGGGGGGAGAAAGAACAGAAACCAAGGGAGAAAGAAGTAAAACCTCCTGTTCAGACTAAAGAGCAAGGGGAAGAACCACTTGAGGCTTCTGCTTTATCAGCCCCCCCAGAAACGGATGAATCGTTAAGGGAGGCAAAGAAAAAACCAGGGGCACCGCCCACAAGCGAACAAAACATGTCCGCAGAAGAACCAAAAGCAAAGACGCCAAAGCAAGTTGAGGCAAAAGAAACGCCTCAAGAAGGCGTCAGCCCGTCCATGATCGTTGGAAAACCGAAGCCCACCCCAAAGATTAAAAAGAGAATTACAACAGAGAACAAACAAAATCAAATCATTGCAAATAAATTAAGGGGGACAGCAAAAAGGATTAAGGGAAGGGCAGAAGCTAAATATAACCAAGACAGGAATGAAAATACTGCAAGGCGGGCACGGATAGCCGCGAGGGCAAGAGCGGATGCAGCCAAAGAAATTCAAATTGCTGATACAATGGTAAACATTGCTGATGCCATTGAAAGGGGTGAGGCAAAAGTGTTGTCTGGTTTGCGTAACAAAACGCAGGTTGTGATGCTTGATAACATTCTTGAAAAGGTTCGCTTCGATTACTTGAGAAATAAATACAAGGATCCCTCCGAATATCGGCGGCACAAAAATGATCCGGTGTCTGTTAAATCTATTGATTTGGTTAAATATCCAACTATAGATATTGATCCTGATTTTCTACCAAATCTCAAGAATACGCTTAAAAAGCATAGAGGGGGAAAGAAACTCTCCAGAGAAATTGGGTACAGAAATACGTTTTCACAAGAGCTTGCCGAAAAAATTGTAAGATTTGCCAAAAAATATGGGATTGTAGATGATTTACCCTGGATGCTTGAGGCAAATTTAAAGAAAGTTAAACGCCTAAAGGCTATGGGAATAACCGATACGCCTGGTCTTCAAATAGCTATTAAGGAGTTGGTTGACATTCGTGCCGACAAAATCAAGGAAGACCCGATAAAAGCTAAAGAGCGAGAATTAATTGGCCAAAAGGTTGGAGTTGATTTTTTCCCAACACCTAAATCAATAATTAAAAGGATGGTTGAGGAAGCAGGCATTGAAGATGGGATGCGTGTCCTTGAGCCGTCAGCCGGTAAAGGGGATATTGCCGATACCATCAAGGAAAAGACTAACGTTAAACCGGATGTAATTGAAGTATCTCCAACACTGAAAGAATTACTCGAACTCAAAGGGCACAACATTGTTGGTTCTGATTTTCTGGAATTCAAAGATGGTCAGTATGAGCGTATTCTTATGAATCCTCCATTTTCCAAAAATCAGGATATCAAGCATGTTTATCATGCTTACGATTTATTAAAGCCTGGTGGCCGAATTGTGGCTATTATGAGCGAACATGCCTTCTTTGCAAATGATAAAGAATCAGTAGCTTTCCGTGAATGGCTTTCAGATAAGGGATGGTCTGAAGAATTACCAGAAGGGGCTTTTAAAGGGAAGGAAGCGTTTAATCAAACTGGTGTAAAGACACGGTTGGTAGTAATTGATAAAGAAATGGAGGAAACTGGCACTCCATATCCTGGCAACGAATCAACAGATAAAGAAAACATGCCGGTTGAAGGCAAAGAAGAAGTCCCATCAACAAACAGGATAGGCCAAGAGTCTATAGAGAATCTAAATATTGACGCTCCAAGATTCCAGTATAAACGGTTCCTTGGGGAAAAAGGGGTAAGTTCAAAACTTAAACACATAAAACATTATAATCCTGAATTAGGGGGAATAATCTCAGTATGGAGAGACCCTGCGGATAATAAACTCTATGTTATAAATGGTCATCACAGGTATGAGCTCGCAAAAAGGACAGGGCAGAAAGATTTAACTGTCCGGTATTTGGAAGCAAAGAATGCTGAAGAAGCAAAGTTGAAAGGTGCTTTAATCAATATAGCAGAAAACCAGGGTACCCCTGAAGATGCAGCCTTAATATTCAGGCAAAACGATATTACACCAGAAACGATTAGTGAGTTACATGGAATATCTCTCAAAGGAAAGGTTGCAGAAGAGGGCATGGCATTAGCCGGCTTAGAACCTGGAATTTTTCATAAAATTGAAATAGGCGAGTTACCCAGGAACTGGGGCATTGCCATTGGTGAGAAACTTAGAGGTGATTTTGACGCTCAGATAGAACTTCTTGCTTTGCTTAAAAAGAAAGGGGCAAAGCATAATATTAATGTTGGGGTTATCGAGCAGATTATTGATGATATTCAAAATGCAGGCAAGACAACTAAAACACAAACAAGTTTGTTTGGTGATGAGATCAAAACCCGACCCCTACTTATTGAAAGAGCAGAGTTAAGAGATTATGTTTTAAATAAGCTGTTATCAGATAAAAAATTGTTTGGAACAGTAAGTAAGGAGGCAGAGGCTGAAAGGTTAAGCAAAGCAGGAAATGTTATTGAAGCAAAAGAAAACAGGAAGTTGTCAGAAGAAGCCGGCCAACTTGCTTCCACTTTTATCAAGCTTGCAAATTACGCGGGGCCAATTAACGATACGATCAACAAGTATGCGGAGAAATTATCTAATGCCACAAACAAACAAGAAAGAGATGATACAAAAAGAGAATTCTACGATGCAGTCAGAGACTCCATTCAGAGAGAAGTCCCTGGGATACAAAAAGAAGTTTCTAAGGGAGCTGAACGACATGGTGAAGGACGGGAGCCTGATACCGGGGACACAAAGGGTGGCGAGCCCTCTTCAGAGGCTGATGAGATCAAGACAGAAGGGATAAAAGATGGAGACATTAAATATCACACACTTAGCGTTAAAGAAGCAAAAGACGAATTTAAATTCGAGCGGGAAGACTTTGAGTTTGAGCAGCAAAGTTTTGACTTCTCACAATCCCCCGAAACTATATCGAAGACACGCAGACCTCGTAAACGAATGGCCACAAGGAACAAATCCAAACCCAAACGGCAATACATTAAATCTGAACAACAAAATTTTGATTTCTCACGGCCTGCCAAAACAGTACCCAAAGCACGAAGACCTCGTATACGAATGGCCACAACAGGTTATATCGCCTCAGATGGGAATATAGTACGGAACACTGAAGATGCTGCCGCTCTCTTGGCCTCTATCAGGAAATCAGCGCAAGAGTTTTGTTATGGCATAACCACAGACAAGGATGGAGTAGTCCTTGAGATACATAAATATACCAAAGGTCTGATAGATCAAAGTCAATTAAGGCCGGTTGAGTATGTTGGCCATGTCCTGACCATGCCTGGAGCAGAATCCTTTTATTTTGTCCATAATCATCCATCAGGGGGAACTGAACCTTCTGCGGCAGACTATGCAATTAGAGACAAGATAGAAGGCCTTTTGAAGCTAAATGATATTAAAATACACGCTCTTATAATTGGAGACACGAAATATATAGATTTTACTCCAAATGTTAGGGGGAAAAAAGCTTTACCTATACGCCCAACTATACGGAAAGTTTCTCTTCCTGTTAAAGAGCGCAAGATAACAAAACGTGGGGCAGGATTAAAGATTCAAAGCTCGGCAGATGTAGAAACTTATTTAAACAAAAGTGGGAATAAATATAAGGATGGATTCATTTTACTGGATACAGCCCATCAAGTTATTGAATTCATACCATATCCCAAAGGAGAAACTCCGTTAAAAGCTGCGGCTAAGTTGGTGTCTCGATTTGATATGTCCGGGGTATCCGCAACAATTTTTAATTCCCCAAATAAGAGAGTTTTCGGAGGGGCAAGGCAAAAGTTCTTGCAGAATTTACATCTAATGATTGGCGATGGAGTTGCTTTGTTAGATATTATTGACAGAGGGCGTTCTATGGCGGACCAGAATACTCTTAAATCTGCGATGCCATACCCAAAGAAAATGACACGCCATGATTATGAAGGAGCTATCGCAGAGCTTAAAGCACAGCCGCCCCTATACAAGAAACGCAAAACAGCAGAAGCAAAAGGTAAATTCAAAGCAAAAGACCTCCAATCCGAAGTTGATGAAATTACTGCCCGATGGAAAAACGCACCTCCTGTGAAAGTTGTCCAGTCTCAATCTGAATTGTCTGAGAGAATCCTAAGCGGTGCTGCGGAAGATGATATTATTGATGCTGTGTATGATAACGGCAAAGTTATTATAGTCGCAGATAATATGGCTTCTATTGAAGATACTGTCCGCGCTCTTATGCATGAATCGTTTGGGCACCATGGTCTGAGAAAGAGTCTTGGCCTTGAGTTCGAGAAGATCATGGAAGATGTCTATGAGGCAAAACCAGCAGAAATCCAAAAGGTCGCAGATAATTATGAGTATGATACAAATACCAGAGAAGGGAGAATCTTATCTGCTGAAGAATGGCTTGCCAGGGAAGCCGTAAATAACCCTACATCCAAATGGGTTAGAAAGGTGATGCGAGCTATAAGGAGATTCGCAAGACGTCTCCTCCCCAACCTAAGGCTGTCCATGGATGAAATCACACAGATACTTGAAGATGCCCGACATTATGTTGAGAGAGGGATTACCTCTGACAGGGTGGGGATTAATCAAATGGCAGGGAAGAAGGCCATAGGAAATGAAGGGATGCCACTGTTTCAAATGGCAGGGGAAAAAGCCATAGGGGCTGACAAAGGCGCACTGCAAAAAGCGCAGAAGATGCTTGCTGAGGGTGTAGATAAAAAAAAGGTATGGAAGGAAACCGGTTGGCTGAAAGGGGCTGAAGGAAAATGGAAGTTTGAGATTGATGATAGTGGGGCAAAAATAAAAATCCCTGGATATGTAAACCTTTTCCTTGAGAATGCTTTGCAAAAAGGTTTTATCACAAAAGAAGAGGCAGAATATTACAAGGATAGAAAAGGAGAATACCGAAGACAAACAAAAAAGTTTTGGCGCATTAATCGCAAGGCCCAAAAAGCAGGTGATTTTAATCTTGAAGATATAATTGACCATCCTTTATTATTCAAAGCATACCCGCAATTAAAGAATGTCCGCATTGAATACCCTGGTTATGGTATGCAAGCCGGGGACAATATTATACACATCCCTAATGCTGAGCAATATCCTTCTATGTACGATCAAAAATGGTATCGAGAAGCCCTTTTACACGAGATACAGCATTTAATTCAATATATTGAAGGTTTTGCAATTGGAGGAGCGACATCAGATATTTCATACGATCGCCTTGCCGGGGAAATAGAGGCCAGAGACACATCAGCCCGTTCCAAATTAACAACTAAGCAACGCCGTGAACAATTCCCTTACGAGTCACAAGGCATACCGGAAGACCAATGGATAGTTAGGGACGGGGACGGGACGAGTTTTAGCATCGAGTTAACCCCAAAAGCAATTAAAACCAAAGCACAGCTAACCGATATTTGGAATAAAGCGCAAGAGGAAAGGAAGGCTTATCAGTCTGATATACGGTATGCAAAGGTTCACAGAGATGATTCTATACCACAAATCCGTGAAGCAAACCCTGAAGCCCTTGAAGAACTTCGTAAGAGTGTTTATGAATGGCTTAAAGATGTGTTGCCTAAATCTGTGCTGAAACGGATAAATGTCTCTTTAACACCTCATATTAGTCAT